TCGACTACGGTGCGGTTCAGCTTGCGGGTCACCTTGATCGCGTAGCTGCCGATCTGGAACTTGGTGACGGACTCCGGCGCTGCCGGGGGCAGCAGCTCGAGCATGGCGCGCTCGATCTCCAGCCGGCGACCGTTGGCAGCCTGCTCCTCGGCCTTGGCAACGCGCCAGGCGGCGGCGTACTCCTCGAGCGAGGGCGCGGTTTCGATCTCGGTTCGTGCGGGGGCTAACATTTCGGCTTCGCTTTCAGTGGCGTGACGTTGGTCGGTTGCGGCGGCTGCTGTTTCTTGAGCTCGCGGCGGACGCGCGCGAAGGTGAGCGCGACGTTGGTTTCTGCGGCCGGCGTGTACCTAAAGCTCGGGTCGGTGATCGGTTTTGTCGGTTTCATTCCTTGCGCTTTCGTTTGAGTCGTCCGCCTGGGGTGATGCCGTCGATGGGTTTGCCGCGGGTCACCATCCAGACGATGCCGTTGCGCCCGGTAGGGGCCATGCGGCGCATCCAGGTCGGCATGACCCGGCCCATCCGCGTCAGCGGCCGGAGCCTGGGCGACACCGTCACGCGGGGGATGCCGAGCATCTCGGTCAGCTCCCACGACGTGGCGCCCCGCCATCCGCACGCGGCGAGCCTGGTCACGATGCGGTTGTCCAGCTCGGTCAGCTCCTGGTTGGTGAACGATGCGGCGGCGTCGTGCGAGGTCTGCGGGTCGGTGTGACGCGCCCGGTTCGGAAGGGGTCCGTCTGACGGGTCGTAGTCGGGCTCGTCGTCGTAGTCGTCCTCGCGCTCGGTCATTTCTTGCCGGCCCCGTAGATGTCGATCGCGACGATCGCGATCACGATCACGCCGATCAGAATCGCCAGGGCGGGGTCAGTCATTGCGCGGCGGCGGCATGAGGTAGGCGACGACGATGCCGAGTGCGGTTACGCCGATCGCCCACGCCGCCAAGTACAAGATTCCGGCGACTACTGCTGCGAGGAGCTCGAAGTTCACGCGTCCTCCCCGCTCACGTCGCCGGACTCGGGGTCGTCGAGGTCGATGACTTGGGTGATCACGTTGCCCATGTCGAGGTTGTCGAGCGCGGCGTTGGCTTGCGCAATGGTGGCGAAGCGGCCGATGTCGTACTCGGCGCCGGCCGGGCCGATCGCCTGGGCCAGGTAGCGGGTGCGGCCGAACATGGCCTGGTTCAGCGCGTTGACGTAGTCCAGGTAGGGGTTGCTCATGCGGGCACCTTGGCGAGCGCGGTGCGAGTCGCCTCTTCCTCGCTGTTGCCGAACCCGCGCGCGACGACGACGCTGCCGCGGAAGACGAGAGCAACCCACGGCTGATGCATCACGTTCCACGCCTGACGGCAGACGTTGACCCGCAAGGCGGCGCTCATGCTTGCCCCTCGGCCTTGCGGGCCCGGATCAGGGCCGCGGCGTCGCGGTTGGTCTGGCGGATCGCCTGCGTCAGCTGCCGGCTCTGCTCGGCCTGGAAGGCCTGGGCGCGCTCGAAGCGGGCGCGTTCGGTGGGGGATACAGGCTTCGTCATCGTTTTCTCTCTCTGCCCACTGAGCCGTTGTTGGCGTGGTGGAGCGAGTATCCCAACGATGCGTTGGACTGTCAACAACTATTCGTTGTTTTGTCGACGAACGGTTGCCGCCTTGTGGTGCGGGCGGACGTTAACGGACGGCGGTGGACACTAACTTACTGCGAGGTGCTGCGGCCCTTGCCGTAGGGGTTGGCGGGGGAGGGCGGGGTGAAGTTCTCGAGCAGCTCGTTGCCGCGGGCGCGCAATGCCTTCTTGCCCCACTCGGGCAGCTTGCGGTAGCACTCGAGCAACGCGAGCTCGTCCTCGTCAGCGACCGTTACCGGCTTCGGCAGGCTCGACAGCGTCGCCAGCTCGCCATAGCGTAATTCAGCGATCGGGCGACCCACCAGCTTCGCCAGGATCGCGAGTTTCTCGTCGTCCGGCATTCGCTTCCCTTTGCAGTAGAGCCGGATGGCTTCATCGGACACCCGCAAGATCTTTGCTGCGGTGCGTTGGGAGATCGCGGCACGCTCCAGCGCCTCGGTAAGGCGCTTGCCGAAGTCTAAGTACTGGGGGCCTGCTTTGGCAACCATAGGTTGCATATGCTCGTCTACTAAATGCCAACCCGTAAGCCCCCGCGGCAGTTGTTGCCCGTCCAACGAATTGTTGCTAAAGTGTTGGGCATGAAGATCATCGATGAGGCCATCCGGCTCGCCGGAGGAGCTGCCGCAGTGGCCGCGGCGCTGAATATGTCCAGCTGGGGCGTGCGTAAGTGGGTCCATGACGGGATTCCTCCGAAGCATGTCATCTGGCTCGCCCGGCAAACCGGGTGGCGGGTTCGTCCGCACGACATCTCGCCCACGCTGTACCCACACCCACGCGACGGAATGCCGCGGCGCGCGTCCACCGAGCAGCGCGCAACGGCGTGAGTTGTCTTGGCTCTCGAACTGAAGGATTTCCGCGGGAAGCTCACCCCAGAGAGCCACGCCGTAGTCATGGCGTACGCCGAGGCGCATGGACTCGACGCCTCGGAAGTGGTGCGCGACATCGTCGCCGAATGGGCGCGTAAACAGCGTCACGTAGCTGAACTTACCAGCCGCAACCTGACCCGCGAAGGGATCACCTGGGATTCCGGGGGAGGGCTGCGCAAATGAGCGCCAGTGAGGGGTCACCGGCAGCTCGCAAGAAGCCGTCCAAGAGCCCGCTGGCGCGGAGCATGGAGCATCTGCGCGAGCAGGGCTTCGTGGTCGACGTGACCGAGCGCCGCATTCCGTACAGCGGCATTACCAAAGATTTCCTGGGCTGCATCGACGCCCTGGGCCTGCACCCCGACGGACGGGTGGTTGCGGTCCAGGCCACGTCGGGCGACAACGCCGCGGCCCGGGTCCGCAAGATAACCGAAGACTGCCACGCCGCGCTGTGCGCCATGCGCGCCTGCGGGTGGACGGTCGTCGTTCACGCGTGGCGCAGAAACGCCGCGAACCGGTGGACGCTCCGAGAGATCGATGTTTCCTGACCCACCATGCCAACCTTCAAAGACTGCGCGCAGGCGCTGCGCGAGAACGGCTATTGGCCGATCCCGATCCGGGCGTTCGAGAAACGGCCGGCGATCGATGCCTGGCAGAACTACGCCTACAAGCGCGGCGACGAGCGCCGGTTCAGGGCCGACGCAGGGGTAGGTCTGCCGTGCGGCGAGATCCGCGGCGTCGACATCGACGTGACGCGGGCAGTGCTGGCTGCCGCCATCCGCGACCAGGCGATCGCGACCTGGGGCGCGTGCCTGCAACGGGTCGGGCAGCCGCCCAAGACGCTGCTGCTGGTGCGTACCGCAGAACGCGGACCCAAACTCGCCAGCCGCCGGTTCCGGTTCCCCGACGACCCACCCGGCTGCAAGCCGCACGGCGTCGAAATCCTGGGCGAGGGCCAGCAGCTCGTTGCCTACGGCAAGCACCCCGACACCCGCTGCGACTACCTGTGGGTGGGCGCGGACCCGCTGGAAACGCCGCTCGAGCAGCTGCCGCTTGCCACCGAGGCCGAGCTCAAGGGCTTCCTGGCCGGGGTCGACCGGCTGCTGCTCGAGGCCGGCGGCATTCCGGTGGGAGGCGCCGCAGACCGCGACTCGGGCGAGCGCTCGAGCGCCGAGGACCTGGCTGCCTACAACCCGGAAGAGTGCCTGCTGGCGATCGAGGCGATCGGCGTCGGCAGCGAGCTGTGGGACGGGTGGTCGGATTGGGTGTACGTCGGGCTGGCGATTCGCGGCGCGCTGGGCGAGGACGGGCGCGCGGCGTGGCACGCGTTCTCGGCGCGCTCGGACAAGTACGACGCCAAACAGTGCGACGAGGTGTACAGCGGGTTCCGGCCCGATCGCGTCGGCGCCGGCACGCTGTACCGGCTGGCGCGCGAGGCGGGCTGGGCGCGTCCCGAGCCGCCCGAGGTCGACATCTCCGGCATTTTCGACCGCGACCAGGCGGGCTCACCAGACGAGCCTGGGCGGACTGATGCCAGGACGGTGGACGACATCCTGGCCCGGCCGCACCCGGGGTGGCTGGTGCGTAACGTGCTCCCCAAGGCGCCGCTGGCGCTGGTGTACGGCCAGTCGGGTTCGGGCAAGAGCTTCCTGACGCTCGACATCGCCTGCTCGATCGCGCGCGGCGTGCCGTGGATGGGCCAGCGGGTCAAGCACGGCGGGGTGATCGTGGTGGCCGGCGAGGGCCACCTGGCAATGCGGCTGTCGGCCTACCTGATCCACCACGGGCTGGCGCCCAGCGACCTGAGCCGGCTGCGCATCGTAAACACCAACCTGGACCTGCGCAGCCCGAGCGGCGACCTGAAGCCGCTGCTCAAGTCGCTGCGGGCGGCGGCGCTCGAGATGGGCGGCGTGTGCCTGGTGGTGCTCGACACCTTGAACGCCATGATGGGCGGCGGCGACGAGAACGAGAGCCGCGACATGGGGCAGATGGTGGCCGCGGCGCGCTCGATCTCGGACGCGCTGAACTGCACCGCGCTGTTCATCCACCACGCGGGCAAGGACGCCTCCCGCGGCGCCCGCGGCCACTCGAGCCTGAAGGGCGCGCTGGACTTTGAGATCTACGTTAGCCGCGACGGCCCGGCCAGGTGCGCCAAGGTGTCCAAGGTGCGCGACGGCGAGGACGGCATCGAGTTCCCGTTCGCGCTGGAGGTGATCGACATCGGGCCGTCGCGCGACCCCGACGCGGATCCCGGCGAGCGCGACAGCTCGTGCGTGGTGACCCTGCCGGCGCCGGAGGTCGAGATCGATCTCGAGGCGCTCAAGAAGGCGAAGCCGCTGTCGACCTACGCCGCCCAGCTTCAGCGGCTGGTGACCCGCGTTCCGCAGGCCAGGCCGGTGCTGCGGAAATCCTTCTATACGAAATACGGGCATCTGGGCGCGGATGCCAAATTGAAGGCATTTAAGCGTGCCCTAACCGAGCTTACAGAACGAAAGGTTGTCGTCGATGACGGCGCCTTTGTCTACCTTTTCGTCGCAGACACGGGGGAAACATGACCGGACAGACAAACCGGACATCAGCCGGACAAACCGGACAAACCGGACATTACCGGGGTCCACCGGACCGGACAAACCGGACACGCGTTCTAAGAACGTGTCCGGTATGTCCGGCAACCGGCGTCCGGTTCGTGTCCGGTCGGGGTTGGCCGTGCTGACAGTCGCCGGACTGATCGAAGAGTTATCGAAACAGGACGGCCACAAGCTGGTGAAGATCCCGGCGGTGATTGTTTATCGAAGGCTGGACGAGTACACGCCGCTGGAGGACGCCGAGTTCGACGCCGAGGTCGACGGGCTCCGCGACCAGGGCGCCTATGTGCTGCTGTCTGCCGGTCCAGTGAGCGACTGAGGGGGAGACATGAAGACGATCGCGCTGCTTCTGCTGGCTTGCCTGGCCGGCTGCCAGACCACGATGGATCCCAACTACGCGCTGGCTATGGAGAGCTACCGGCTCACCATCACCTCGCAGCAAAGCGTCGAGATCGCCAAGGCTCGAGCGGAGGAGGCACGCTACAACGCGATCTCGGCGATCGGCGCGGGTGACCCCGCCTCCAGGCAGATGGCGATCATGGCGCTGGCCCTGACCCGCGGAGAGGGCTTTACCGCTGCGCCGGTCCCGGTGTCGCTGCCCGTCGTCCCTGAGTCGCAAGAGGCCCGAGCGTTCAAGTGGGCCGCGCTGTTCGCCGGACCCGCCATCTCGCTGGTCCAGGGCTACTTCGGCTACCGGCTGGGGGTCGAGCAGTCCCGCAACACCGCAGACTCGACCATTGCCTCCTACAACGTGCTCGGCGCGACCGCGCTGGCCGGCCTGGGCACCGCACAGGGCATTGCGACGACCGGCTTCGGCGCCGTCCAAGGCACCGCTACCACTGGCTTTGGCACCATCGGCAACCTGGCCGGCACCCTGACCCGGCCGAACTTCACCGTGACCAACAACGGAGGCGTCATCGGCTCCGGATCCTGGGTCGGACCTAACTCGGGATCGAACTCGGGCAACTCGGGGCGCATCGACAGCGACGACAACCAGCGCAACTGCTCCTCGGTCGCGTCCACCGCTCCACCTACCGCCGGCTCATGCTGACGTGTCCACCGACGAAGAAGACTTCGAGGAGCCCCAGCCGCCTCGCCGCAGCGTCGCCGCGTCCATCGCGGTGTTGCAGGCCCAGGTGCGGCTGCTGGCGTGGATGGTCAAGCACAACCTGGTCAGCAAGCACGAGTTCACCCCGGTCAAGCTGCTCGTGTACGGAGCAACCGCCTTGGCACTCAGCACCATGATCGGAGCGCTGATCGCCTTCGTGATCCGGCAACAGAATTAATCGCGAGTAATCGTGTTTTGACGCGGGCAGAAGTACCTGCTACTTCCGCCCGTTTTCTGCGGATACCTTGCGTCGCGTAGGACAGAAGCCGATAATCTCGCGCTATCGGCGCTCGTCAGTCATTAGCCTACGGCTATGGCCCGAGCTGGGGTGCGGAATGCTCGAGGCAGGGCCACGCTGTACATCGGCACGCTGCAAGGCGATCGGCACCCACTACGTCGCCGTGCTGGCCTACCCGCCGCTGTGCTGCGACGAGCCGGCGGTCGAGGTGGCCCTCACCCGCTCACCCCGCTGCCTCAAGCACGCGTCCGCCCTGCGGCTGGATGACGTGCTCCCCGTTGGGGAGTCCGACGACGACGGCTACGCCACCGGCTGGGACGCGCTGGCCGAGTGCCTGTCCTTCGCCGGCCACCACACCCCCTGGTACCCACGCGCCCAGCTGGTGGTGCGCGAGCTACGGCTGCGATCGTGAAAAAGGCAACCTTCGCCGCCGTCGTGCGCGCCATGTCCACCGGCAGCACCGTGCCCAGCGCCTGCAAAGCCTCCGGCATCTCCACCCGCACCTTCTACGAGTGGGTGCAGGCCAACGAGGACGCTCAAAAACAGTATCGCGAGGCCAAGGAAGAGCAGCTCGAGGCGTACGCCGACCAGACGCTCGAGATCGCCGACGAGGTCGCTGGAGATCGTGACTCGAGCAGCGCCCAGGTACAGGCCGCGAAGCTGCGGATCGACGTGCGGTTCTGGCACCTCGAGCGGCTGCGGCCCAAGAAGTACGGCAAGCGGGTCGAGCTGGCCGGCTCTGAGGATTCGCCGTTGCAGATCGTGGTCACCAACTACGCCACGGCGCCGGAGTTCGACGACGCCGATACGAAACCTGGCGAGACAGCGTGAATGCCAAGGATCAAGTTGCCGCACTGCTTCGTGCCGCGGGCCTACCAGCGGCGGCTGATGCGCTACTTCGACGCGGGAGGCCTGCGAGCGAGCTGCATCTGGCACCGAAGGGCGGGCAAGGACCGGGTGATGCTGGCGCACACGTCCAACGCCGCATTCAAGAGAGTGGGGCTCTACTGGCACCTACTGCCTTCACTCGCGCAAGGGCGAAAAAGCGTGTGGGACGCGATCACCAGGGACGGTTTACCGCTGATGCGGACCACGTTGCCGGACGCGATCGTAAAAGGCCGTAACGAGCACGAAATGAAGGTAACGCTACGCAACGGCAGCATCGTGCAAATCGTCGGCGCCGATCGCCACGACACCTGGGTGGGCTCCAATCCGATCGGCGTCACGTTCTCCGAGTGGGCGCTGACCAACCCCAGCGCGTGGGAGTTCCTGCGGCCGATCTTGAGAGAAAACGGCGGCTGGGCCGCGTTCATCGGCACGCCCCGGGGCTACAACCACGCGCACGCCACGCACCTGATCGCGCAACGCGAGCCTGGCTGGTACGCGGACACGCAAACCATCGACGACACCGGCATCCTGACCCGCGAGCAGTACGCGCAAGAGATCGCGGAAGGGATGCCAGAAGAGCTCGCGCGTCAAGAATATTTGTGCGATTTCTCGGCCGCGAATGTGGGCGCCGTGCTGGGCCGGTGGCTCGAGCAGGCCGAGCGCGAGATGCGCGTGCTGCCGCTGGTGGCAGACATCGAGGCCGCGGCAAGGGCCGCTCGAGTGATTCCCGAGGTCATGGTCAGCTCCGACATCGGGCGCCGGGACGCGAGCGCGTTCTGGTTCTGGATGCGCCGCGTCGGCGGCTACGACCTGATCGATTACGACGAGGACGTTGGGCTCGCGGCCGAGGATTGGATCCCCAGGCTGCGGCAGCGGGTCGAGATGCGCGGGATGCGGATCGATACGCTGTACCTGCCGCACGACGCGCACGTTCGCACGTTCGCGTCGAAGCTGTCGGTCGAGGAGCAGTTCCGCACGGCGCACATTGCGAAGACGGTGATGATCACGCCGCTGACCGCGATCAAGGACCGCATCGAGGCCGCGCGCTCGATCTTCCGCCGCTGCCGGTTCGACAGCGACAACTGCGCGGTCGGGCTCGACCGCCTGCGCGGCTGGTCCTACGAGTGGGACGAGGACACCAAGGTGTTCAGCAAGGAGCCCAAGCACGACTACTGCTCGCACGGCGGGGACGCGTTCACCTACGGCGCGTTGAGCCTGGACGTGTTGCGCGAGCCCAAGGTCGAGGTGCGCAAGCCGATCGAGGGCCTGCACACGATGACGATGGACGAGCTCTGGAGGCGCAGCCAGAAGTTCGCGAACAACCGGCGGGTGCGGTGAGCGACATCAGCGCGCTGTTGGCTCGAGCGCTGCGTACCGCGAACGCAGGCGCGTCGGGCGCGATCGGCGGCGTGGTGGGCGCGTTGCCGGATCTGGGCGTGAACGTCGCGAACCTGGGCCGTGCTGCGTACGGCTACGGCGGTCACCAGTTGGGGCTGCTGAACGCGTCGCAGATGCCCGAGCCGATCGATGCGTCGAGCGTGCCGCTCACGTCGGAGTGGATCAGCAAGCGGATGGGTGTGGGCGATTCGCCCGAGGAGCAGATCGCGCAGTTCGCGGGCGGGTTCCTTTCACCAGGCGGCAAGAAGGCGCCGCAGAAGATGGACTGGACCGCGTACCACGGCTCACCGCACAAGTTCGAGAAGTTCTCACTCGACAAGATCGGGACCGGCGAGGGCGCTCAGGCGTACGGGCACGGTCTGTACTTCGCCGACGATCCAGCGGTGGCGGCGAATTACTTCCGACGGTTAGGCGGCGACTACGCGCCGATTATCGAGCTTAACGTTGGCGGGCGCCGTGTCGGCGAGCGCAACAACTTCGATTACTCGCCGCGGCGCATGGGGAACCCGTTCCTCGACGATGTCGACAACCTGCGTTCGTCGCTGATCGAGGATCTGCTCATCAATGAAGCAGATCTGCGCGGCGCGGTCGCGAACGGTGGTGTGCAGAGCTACGCGCTGAAGCAGATGGACGCGAAGCTCGCAGACCTCGCCAACTACCCCCGCGAGAACGCAGGGATCATCAAGGCTGCTCAGCATCTGCGGCAGTCGCTCGAGCGCCCTGGCGCGGTCGATCTCAAGCTCGGCGAGATACCTGGCGGGATCTACAAGGTCGACATCGACGACGTGCGTGCGCCGAAGGACGCGTTCCTGCTGCTCGATAGCCCGCTGAAGGATCAACCGAAAGCGGTGAAGGACGCGGCGCGCGATCGGCTCAAAAGCATGGGCTATCTCAAGGAGCGCGACAACGGCCCGCGGCAGCTGTCCGCTGCGTGGCGCGAGGCCATGATGGCGCACGGCAGGCCGTGGTCTGGAGGCGGCGATGGATCCAGGGTTTACGACCTGTTCAGCAAAAACGCGCCGTTTGGCGGCGACTCGCAGGCGTGGGCAACGCAAGAGTTGCGCGCTCGCGGCATTCCTGGGCTCCGTTATTACGACGGCGGTTCGCGTGACGCGAAGCGCGGGACGATGAACACGGTGCTGTTCGATGACGATCTCGTGAAGATTCTTTCACGCAACGGCGAGCCTCTCCCGTGATCAACACCGGCCCGAACGCGAACACCAAGGTCGAGGGGCTCGAGGACTTCCCGGCCGATGCGAGCGATGCGTCGCGCTGGAAGAGCGAGCTCGACCTGGCTGAAAAGGAATTCACGCCGTACTGGGAGCGCTGCGACAAGATCACCCGCCGCTACCGGCTCGAGAAGGACAACGGCGAGGCGCGCGAGGACGAGGCGCTGTGTTTGTTGTGGGGCCAGGTGCAGACCGAGATCCCGGCCATCTACCAGCGCAAGCCGCAGCCGGAGGTAAGCCGGCGCTTCGATGCGAAGGATCCGGCCGCTCGAGTCGCAAGTCTGATCGCCGAGCGCTATCTGGCGGTCGACATCGAGCGCCAGGGCATCGACGGCGAGTGCGAGGCGATGGTCCGCAGCTACCTGCTGTACGACCGGGCGATCGCGTGGGTCGACATCGATCCCGAGATCGTGACCGACGAGCAGACCGGCGAGGAGCGGGTCGCCGATCTGCGGGCTCCGGCGATTTACCTGATGCCGCGGGACTTCATGCACTCGGCGTCGAGAAACTGGCGCGAGGTGACGTGGGTCGCGAGGCGGCACTTCTTCACCCGCGACGGTGCGCGCAAGAAGTTCGCGCAGGGGATGCAGAAGTACGGCTGGGAGATCGACGACCTGCCGCTGGACGCGGAGCCGACGTACGCGTCGGACGCGATGAAGCAGGCCGCGGGCGACGTGTTCAAGCGGTGCGTGGTCTGGGAGATCTGGGACCACACGTCGGGGCAGGTAATTTTCGTCAACCGGGCGATGGAGAAGTTGGTCGACCTGAAGCCGATGCCGGCCAAGCTCGAGAGTCGGTTCCCGGCGCCCGAGCCTTGTTACGGCACGATCACCGACGGCAGCCTGATCCCGGTCCCGGCGTTCGTGCAGTGGCAGCAGCTGTCCGACGAGATCGACGAGTTAAGCACCCGCATCAAGTACCTCACGCAGGCGGTGCGGATCGCGGGCACGCACGACGAGAGCGTGCCCGAGCTCGCGAAGATCCTGACCGAGGGCGAAGAGAACACGCTGGTCGGGGTCAAGAATTGGAGCGCGCTGCGCGAGCAGGGCGGGCTGCCGGGCTCGATCTCGCTGATGCCGCTGACCGAGATAGTGAATGCGTTGCAGGTCCTGGGCGAGCAGAGGCAGCAGCGGATCGACCTGCTGAACCTGCTGACGGGCCATACCGACGTGATGCGCGGCCAGGGCGACCCGCGTACCACTGCGACGCAGGATCGGATCAAGAGCAACTACGGCAGCCTGCGGTTGCAGGAGAAGCAGGCCGATTTCGCGCGCTTCACGCAGCGGATGCTGCGGATCAAGGCCGAGATCATCGTCGAGCTCGCCCCTGAAGACGTATTGATCGCGGTGAGCTCGGCCGAGGATCTGCCGGAGGTGCAGAAAGCGCGCGAGCAGCAGGCGCAGGCGCAGCAGGCCGCGATGCAGGCGCAGATGCAGCCGCCGCAGCCGGGTCAGCCGCCGCAGCCGCCGCCTGCTCCGCAGGAAGACATCCTGGTGCGCGCGGTTGCGCTGCTGAAGGACGACCGGCTGCGCGATTTCCGGCTCGATGTGGTCGAGCGCTCGATGGCGGCGATCGACGAGGGCGAGGAAAAGGCCGAGGCGACCGAGTTTGCGACCGCGATGGGTTCGATGTTGCAGAACCTGGCCGGCGCGCCGCCGGAGTTGCTGGATGTGGGCGGCGAGGCGGCGCTTTTTGTCGCGCGCAAGCACCGCGTCGGTCGCGAGCTCGAGAGCGCGTTCGAGCACGCGATCGAGGGCCTGAAGCAGAAGGCGGAAGCGGCACGGCAGGCGCCACCGCAGCCGCCGCCGGAGGTGCAGGCCGAGGAGCTGCGCGCGAAGAACGCCGAAAAGGAGCTCCAGCTCACTGCGCAGAACAAGCAGCAGGAGATGAGCCTCAAGCACACCCAGGAGATGGAGCGCATCAATCTCGAGGCGCAGCGCACGCAGGCGATGGAGCAGGCGCAGGCGAATGCCGATCGCGCGATGCAGATGTTCGAGATGCAGATGAAGGAGCGGATCGCGCAAAACGAGGCGCAGTGGGACGCGTGGCTCAAAGAGCGCGAGATGAACTTCGACATGAAGCTGGCCGAGCGCAAGGCGCAGCTTGACGAGCGCATTGCGGTGATGGAGGCGCAGCAGGAGTCGCAGTCGCTTGCCATCAAGACCCAGCACGAGGCGGCGAAGCTCGACATGAAGAGCGAGAGCGACCGGCTCAAGGCCGAGCGCGATACGAAGCCCAAGAATTACAAGCTGCGGGTGAGTGACTCGGCCGGCGACATGGAGGAGTTCCACGCCGAGTTTGTGGACGACGACGAGGCCCGGCTGCAATGACGATTTTCGCCAGCGCGGACTTCACCGGGATCACCGCGGGGACCGCGCTGACGACGTTCGACAACGTCAACTGGAGCAAGCACGCGAACTCGGGCACGAGCACCATCAACGGCGCAGCGGCGGCGTTCGGCGCCGGCCGGGTGATGAAGAGCACCAGCAGTTCGGCGGATGCGGTCTACGTGTGGGACTCGAGCGCGCCGTCGAGCGCGGACTACGAGGTGCGGGGCGACATCATCATCCTGGCCGGCGGGGTTACGGCAGATACGCGCAACTTCGGCATCATCGGCCGCGCCAGCGTTGCGGCGCTGACCTTCTACACGGCGGTGGCGGTGGGCAGCAACGGCTGGCAGCTGTACAAGGCGGTCGCCGGCACGTTCACCCAGTTGGGCAGCAGCGTCGCGCAGACCTGGGCGGCGGGGACGTACGCGGTCGCGCTGCGGATGGTCGGCACCGCGATCAGCGTCAAGGTCAACGGCGCCACCGTCATCGGCCCGATCACCGACAGCGCGATCACCGCGGCCGGGCTACCCGGCCTGCGCGTCAACGCGGTCGGCTTCGGCGCCAGCACGGCGGGATTCGGGTTCGACAACTTCGCCGCCGAGGACAACCTGGGCGGCGGGCCGTCGTTCAAGAGCGCCTGGGCGCGTAACGCGAACGCGGTGCTCGCATGAGCATGAGACAAAACGTCGCGGGCCAGTTCATCGGCGCGCAGATGGTCAGCGCGAGCGACGGCAGCGCATTCACCGGCACGGTGAGCGCGTTCGTGACCGTCAACGGCGGCACGCAGGGCGCGGGCGGCGGAGCGGTCACCCACAAGGGCAACGGCTACCACTCGTACGCGCTGACCCAGGCCGAAACTAACGCGTGGCACGTCGCGGTCACCTTCACCGGCACCGGAGCGGTTCCGGCGACCAGCCAGACCTATCCCGGCTGGCCGCAGAGTGGCGACGCGTTCCTGCGGCTGGGTGTGCCGGCCTCTGCGGTCGACATCTCGGCCGACATTGCGGCGGTCGCGGCCAAGACCGCGAACCTGCCATCCGATCCGGCCGACGCGAGCGTGCTCCAGGCGCAGATCGCTGGCGTCGAGACAAAAGTCGACACCGGCAACACGGCGGGCGCGGCGGTCAAGGTCACCACCGACAAGCTCGCCACGATGGTCGAGGTCGACGGCGCCGTGTACCGCTACACGACCAACGCGCTCGAGCAGGCCCCGGTAGGCGGTGGTGGCGGTGGCGACGCCACGTCGGCGAAGCAGGACACCATCATTGCCAAGGTCGACGCAGTGAAGGCCGAAACGGCGGCGATCAAGGCCGAAACGGCGACGATCGTTGCCAAGACCGCGCAGCTGAAGTTCACCGTGACCAACACGGTCGACACCAACATCACGCACGTCAAGGGCGGCGCGGTGAGCGGCACCGGGCAGCCCGGCGCCGAGTGGGGTCCGACATGACCTACGACGCCTGGGGCGGCTCGTGGGGAACGTCGTGGGGCACCTCGTGGACCCGCAGCGGCATCACGCCGCCAGCGGCGCCGCCGGTCGTTGGCGGCTACTGGGAAGACGAGAGCAAGCGCAAGCGCAAGGAGCACCAGCCGAACCCGGATCGCGCGGCGCTGCGGGCTCTGCTGGAGTCGGCGTTCCAGGGCCGGCGCAGCGAGCCGATCAGGGAAGTGATTGCCGAGCACGCGCTGCCGTCGTCCGCGCCGCCGCAGCCGTTTGGCGTCGATTGGGACGCGCTGCTCGACGATGTGGACGCGCAACTCAAGGTGCTGGCCGCGTACCAGGAGCGGCTGGCGCGCAACCGTCGCGAGTCGCGGCAGGCCGAGGTGGCGGCGATGCAGGCGCAGCTCGAGGCCCGCCGGCAGAGCGCGCGGCGTCTGCGCCGTACGCGGATGCGCCGGGTGGCGGTGCGAATGATCCTGGCGAGGCCGCGCTGATGCCGATCTACGAGTACCGCTGCGCGCAGGGCCACCTGACCGACGCGTTTCGCAGCGTTGCGGCTCGGCACGATCTCGAGCTGTGCGCGACGTGCGGGGCGCTGGCGGCGAAGGCGATCAGCCGTCCGGCGTTCGCGGTGGGCGACATCAAGGGCTACCGCAGCACGCTCGACGGCAAGTGGATCGGCAGCA